ATCATAGGCGGAAAGCCCGAGGCCCTGAACATGATACCGCAGCTCATTTCATCCATCGCGCTTCTTTTCAGCATACCAGGTGCGATCCTCGGAGTCACGGCGTGGCATCGCGGAAAGATGCAGAGAATACAGGCCGGAGACGCCCCTGCGAAGGGCATCGCGGCCGCAATAGCAGAGAGGATATCGAAATGAAAAGAAAGATTCCATGGAAGAAGAAGCTGAATCCGCTGTGGTGGTGCGGAAACGAGGACGATCCAGAGCCGCCGGAGTGGTTCGAACCCACAGGCCTCGATCACGAGAGGCGCAACCGCTGGCTCAGACGGAACCCAGGGCACAACCTGATGTGGTACGTGCTCGGGGTGGCGGACCAGGATTTCAGGCGCTACGGCATTGCGCCCGACAACGTCTTCAACCCGCACGGGCGGTGGAATGTGACGATCATACTGAGGCGGCGGTTTCCCGCAGGGCTGGTGTTTCTGCTGGCCCTGGCGCTTTCGGACCTGCCGGCTGCGGCAGACGCGGCAGTGGCTGCAGTGACGGTGCTCTACGGCCTTTCGTTTCGTACCGCGGACGGAAGTGGAAATGGTACGTGGGTTGGCGCGAGCGCGGAGCCCTCGGGGGCAAGGTGGCGCGAGTATGACACCTGAGCAGATAACTATACTGAATGCAATTGCAATGATCATCAGCAAAGTTAGTTCATGGCCGATCGGAAGCCTCATTGCAGTGATGATCGTAGGACCCTGGGTCTTTACGTTTTATATTTCCTGGCAGCAGGAGCGCAAATACATGGCAATGATGATGGAGAACAGAAAGCAATTTGAAGCAATGATGTCAAAGCAGGAGAGACGGTTTGAGTCGGTCGTGCAGATGTATGAAAACAATGTGGAGCTGGTAAAAAATTATGAAATGATTGCAAAGAGCCTACAAGATCTCGTAATTCTGAACACGCAGGAGCTGGCAGATGTGAAGAATGCAGCATATAACAATCTCTTTTGTCCTATTGTCAGGAAAGAGACAAAGCAGGTGGAGATTGACAGATGAGCATGGAAGACCTGATTGGCCAGGGGATGGTGATGCAGAAAAAACAGCAGATGATGCAGGCAACGGCAGACGGCAAGGCTGCTCTGAGGGCGTTGGCAAGAGAGGCGGTCTACGCGAAAGGGAAGGCGATAGAGGAGATTGACACGGATAGTCTGCTCTCTCATCTGAACAGACTCCTCGAGAAGAAGAACGAGGTCATCCGTCTGCAGCAGGAAATCCGGGAGCTTGAATATTGAGCCCTGAAAAAAGCCACAGAAAGATACGCCGGCATGGCAAAGTGCATGAACTGCCTGAAGAGATACGGAGAGAGGTAGACGACCTACTTGTTGAGCCCGGCATAACTTATGAAGATATAGCTGCATACTTGAAAAAGAAGGGATATGACATATCAAGGTCGAGTATCGGTCGATATGGCAAGGAATATCTGGATACGTATCAGCAGTTGAGAATAGTGGAAGATCAGGCCAGAACCCTTGTGTCCGAAGCTGGAGACGGGCTGGTGCTTGAAGAGGCAGGGGCAAAGCTCTTTGCCAAGAAGATTGTGCAGTTGCTGATGGAGGAAGATGTTGATATTCAGAAAATCCCGAAGCTGCTGATGGGATTTGCAGCGCTTCAGCGCTCAAGTGTGTCACGCGAGAAGATGAAGGCAGATATACAGAAAAAGATATCGAGGACGGCAGAGGAAGTGACAGAGGCCGTGAAGTCAAAGGGGCTGTCTGATGCTGCTGCAGAAGAGATCAGAAAAAAGATATTGGGGATAACGGCATGAAGGCACTGAAGGATTTGAGCCGCGCAAGAGGACAGACAGGCATTCTCCTGCCATATCAGCAAAAATGGATTGAAGACACCTCGGATATCAAGGTAATAGAAAAGTCAAGGCGGGTGGGTATATCGTGGGCAGAGGCATCGGATGATGCATTGATTGCTGCAATGGACAGTGGAGAGGATATCTGGTATATCGGCTACAACAAGGATATGGCGCTTGAATTTATACAGGATTGCGCAATCTGGTCGCGTCATTACAGCCTTGCGGCATCTGCATGGGAAGAGATAGTCCTTGCTGATGAGGATAAGGATATTGCTGCCTTCAGGATAAAATTTGCCTCGGGCCATAGGATAACGGCACTTTCAAGCAGGCCGACCAACCTCAGGGGCAAACAGGGCATTGTCGTGATTGATGAGGCGGCCTTCCACGATGACCTGCAGGGGCTGATCAAGGCCGCAGTAGCATTGCTTATGTGGGGTGGAAAAGTGCGTATAATCAGCACTCATAACGGTGAGGAAAACGAATTCAATGATCTTATCAAGGATATCCGCGCCGGTAAATTCAAATACAGCCTGCACAGGGTAACGCTTGATGATGCGCTTAAGGATGGATTGTACAGGCGGATATGTCTTGTGCTCAATAGGAAATGGTCAACAGAGGCAGAAAAACAATGGCGCCAGGAATTGATTAATTATTACGGTGAGCATGCTGATGAGGAGCTCTTTTGCATCCCGAGCCGCGGCAGTGGTCTGTATCTGAGTAGGGCGCTGATTGAATCATGCATGGATCCTACAATTCCTGTACTGAGATGGGCATGCCCTGAAGGGTTTGCAGAGCTGAGCGAGCATATACGGAATGCCGAGGCAAGGGACTGGTGTGAGGAGTATCTTGCCCCACTGCTTGAGGATCTTGACTCTTCGCTTGCCCATTATTTTGGCGAGGACTTCGGCCGCAGCGGGGACCTCACCGTGATTATTCCGCTTCAAAGATTGCAAGGACTTCAATGTAAGGCACCCTTTGTTGTAGAGCTCAGGAACGTGCCATTTAAACAGCAGGAGCAGATTCTCTTCTATATCGTTGACAGGTTGCCCAACTTCAGGGCAGGGGCACTTGATGCAAGGGGAAATGGTCAATACTTGGCTGAGGTTGCAATGCAGAGGTATGGGGCATCGAGGATACTGCAGGTGATGCTTTCGACTGAATGGTACAGGGAGAATATGCCCAGGTATAAGGCGGCGTTTGAGGACAAAACAATTGTACTTCCAAGGGATGCGGATATTCTCGATGACCACAGAGCCGTAAGGATGGAAAAAGGAGTTGCCCGCGTACCGGAAACAATAAGGAACAAGGGCAGAGACCAGGGTCAGCGTCATGGTGACGCTGCGATTGCTGGTGCGCTTGCGCTGTATGCGGTGAATGAGGAGAATTATGGTCCCATGGAATTTGAGACAGTAGGAGCGGGACGGGTTCATACCATGATGGATGGATATCTGGCATGAAGGACAAAACAGTAAAAAAACAGAAACCAGTAACAGACGAAATAGCATCCCTTGAGCGGGATATTTTCCAGGTTCCCATAGGCAAGATCTGGCCAAATCCGGACAAGACCCTTCTATCCGAATCAGGAGGCAGGGGCCTGGAAATATATGAAGACTTGTTACGGGATCCTCAAGTGAGATCGAACCTGCAGACCCGGAAGCTTGCAGTTGTGGGAAGGGAATGGGAAGTTCTGCCGGCAACTGACAAAAAGCAGGACGTCAAGGTCGCTGAATTCGTGAAAGAGGTGCTTCTGAACTTTAATTATGATGCATCGAGACAGGCCCTGCTTTCAGGCATTGTACTCGGATTCAAGCCCGCCGAGGTGATGTGGGAATATTCCGAGGGCGACGTCTGGGTGAAAGACATAATCGGCAGATCTTCAAGGAGATTTGTTTTCGGGAAGAAGAGAGAGCTGAGGCTTCTGACGTATCAGAACATGATAGAGGGAGAGGAACTTCCGGACAAGAAATTCATTGTCTTCAGGAACATATCAGACAATGGTAGCCCCTACGGCGATGGGCTCGGCTCCTCATTGTACTGGCCGGTATGGTTCAAGAAGAATGCAATAAAATTCTGGATGATCTTTGCGGACAAGTTTGGCTCGCCGACAGCTGTAGGGAAATATCCGGCAGGAACAACAAAAGATCAACAGGATGCTCTGCTTAGGGCCTTGGAGGCAATACAGCAGGAAAGTGCCATCAAGATACCGGACACAATGATGATCGAGCTGCTGGAGGCTGCAAGACAGGGCTCAATCAATACGTATCATGACCTGTGTAACTTCATGAATGCAGATATCTCAAAAGTGCTTTTGGGGCAAACATTGACAACCGAGGTTGGAGACAAAGGCTCTTATGCGGCAAGCAAGACACATAATGATGTCAGGCAGGACTATATCAAGGCAGATGCCGATGCATTGTGTGAGACTCAGAACAATTCGCTCATTAAATGGATTGTAGATTATAACTTTCCGGATGTAAAGAAGTATCCAAAGGTATGGATACGCACGGATGAAGAAGAAGACCTGAAACCTCTTGCCGAAAGAGATGAAATATTGATCACCAAGATCGGCCTGCCGGTATCGAAGAAATATCTATATGACACATATGGCATTCCCCAGCCGAAAGAAAGGGATGAATTGGTGGAGACCAGCAGTCCGGATTCAGGATCGTGGACTGAAGGGGCCGCCGGAGTGGGGCCAGAGTTTGCAGAGGCGGGGCAGCGTCATACCGTGAGTACAATAGTCGACAGGCTTGACAAAGAGGCCAAGATGGAAGACCTTTGGCAGCCGATAGAGAAACTTATGGAGAATGCTGAATCAATGGAAGAGTTGCGGGACAGGCTGATAGATATATATCCGGAAATGAAAGAGCGTGAATTGGGAAATATAATCCAGCGGGCGTTGACTGTGGCAGAACTTGCAGGAAGGTTTGAGGTGAAGCGGAAAAATGTCTGAATATAAAGATTTACCTTTTGATGAGGCAATAGAGTTTTTTAAACAAAAGATCAATCTCCCAACCGAAAAATGGACGGATCTGTGGGAGGGGATGCATTCAAGGGCCTTTGTTGTAGCCGGGGCAATGAAATCGGAATTACTTGCAGACCTGAGAGGGGCAATTGACGAGGCTATAAAGGAGGGCACGAGCATACAGGAATTCAGGAAAAATTTTCCAGCAATTGCGAAAAAGCATGGATGGAAATATAAGGGGACTCCGGGCTGGCGATCGAGTGTGATTTTCAATACAAATTTGACAACCGCCTACCAGGCCGGAAGATGGAAGCAGGCTACAGATCCGGATATCGTCAGGACGTTTCCGTACTGGAGATACAGAACCATGGGGGATGAACGAGTAAGACCGGAGCATGCCATGTGGGACAATACAGTGCTCAGGTATGACGATCCATGGTGGGATACGCATTATCCTCCTAATGGCTGGGGCTGCCGTTGCGAGGTTGAGGAGATATCCGGCAGGCAGTTGGAGAAACTGAAAAAGAAAGAGGCAGTAAGTACCCGGGCCCCCAAGGATGAAATGATTGAATGGACAGACAAAAGCACCGGCGAGGTATTGAAGGTGCCAAAAGGCATAGATCCGGGGTGGGCTTATAACCCGGGGAAGACGGCGTGGGGACAGAAGATATCTGAAGAGACAATGAACATATGGAAAGCTCAGGGGGCAAAGGCGTGGGAACGGCTTATTCCTGAAAACTGGGAAAATTACGGCAGGCCCCAGAAAATACCTTTTGATAAAACTGATATAGTCCCTGGAAAGGTGCTCAGCACAAGCAGCGAAATAGCAGCAGCTATAAAGAAGCTCATAGGCGGAGAGGAAAAGATATTTTTCTATCCTGAGGGTGATTATACGTATTCAATGCTTGTGAATGCAAAATCTCTCAGTAAACATATTGATACGAACAGAAGTTCTTTTCTTTCATATCTTCCCGAGATATTGAAGGATCCATACGAGATATGGCTTTCTTTTGAAAAGCACAAGGCTACCGGCAAGGTCGTTTTAAGAACAAGGTTAATAAAGGGGATTAAGGTTAAAGGTGAAAAGGCATTACTGGTTGTCTTTCAGTCAAGAAACGGATTTCTGGAATCATGGACAATGATTCCTTCATCTGACATGAAATATATAAACAGGCAGCGATTCGGACGTTTGATATGGAAAAGATGATAGTGGTGGGGCCCTCGCTCCCTTCGTGGCAGGGCGGGCACCAGACATTGACTTATGGAGCCACGATCCAGTCAATGCCTGACAAATATAGTTTATCAAAGACGGGAGGAGATGTCAAATGCCCGGCGGCGTAACTATAAATGTAAAAATTGAGGACCGGGAAGTGCTGGCGCTTCTGGACAGGATTCAGCAAAGAGCCGGAAATCTGACGCCTGCCATGAAGATAGTGGGCAAGACGATCAGGGACTCGGTGAGGGAGAATTTTAGGGCAGGCGGTAGACCAGAAAGGTGGAAATCCTCACAGAGGGCAATAATCGAGGGCAAAAAGACCCTTATTGATACAAAGCGTCTTATGAATTCCATTACCTACATGGCTCATAAGGACAGGGCGGAAGTAGGTACGAATGTTGTCTATGCAGCAATACAACAATTTGGCGGGACCGTAAAGGCAAGAAAAAGCAAATATCTTAAATTCAAGATCGGCTCCAGGTGGGTACAGAAAAGAGAGGTCTCCATCCCGGCCAGACCTTTCATGATGATACAGGACGAAGACTGGAGAGAGATCAAGGAGACACTGCTTGATTACATTGCAAGGGAAAGAAAATGAGAGGCCCTGTGAGAGTGTTTGGGCTTAAAGACGGTGTATAAGGCCTGATTTCCTCTGACAGGTGTTTATAAACACTGTCAGAGCGCCAGGAGGCCTAATAAGGAGGTGATCAATGCCATACACAATGGAAAATCCGCCGGAGAGGATTAAAAACCTTCCGAAACATGCTGCAGAAATTTGGATAGCTGCATTCAACAGTGCGGTCAAACAGTATGATGGTAATGAACAGAAGGCAAATGCCGTTGCCTGGGCGGCGGTGAAAAGGAAGTATGAAAAAAACGATAAGGGAATCTGGGTGTTGAAAAAAGAGAATGCCTATACAGAATGGATTCCAATCTTCAGGACAGGTGTGCATACAGACTCAAACGGGAATACGGAGACATGGACGGAAAAAAGACTTGATCGGATCGTTGAGCTATATGATCCTGCTAAACATGAGGCTCCTCTGGTAATCGGACATCCAAAAACCAATTCTCCGGCATGGGGCTGGACGGAAGCTCTGAAACGAGAAGGACAGATCCTCTATGCGAAGGTCAAAGACCTCGCACCGGAATTTGTCGAAATGCTGCGCAGAAAGATGTTTAAAAAACGGTCGATTTCACTATATCCTGATGGATCATTGAGGCATATCGGATTTCTTGGAGCGAAGCCCCCAGCAGTAAAGGGGTTACCGGATATTCCGGATTTCGGGGATGGTGGTGGTTTGACAATAGAGTTTGAGGAAATTGACAAGCCTGTAGACAGGCGGAAAAAACGAAAGGAGGTCAGAATCATGAAGTTTTTTGATTGGCTCAAAGGAAAGGCTGCTGAGGAAGGAGTTGTCATTGAAGACATTCCGCAATCCTTCAGCGAATCAGATGTCAAGGCAAGGATTGAGGCTGAGGTTGAAGAAAGACTTAAAGCTAAGGCTGCTGAATTTTCCGAAAAGGAGGAGGTGCTCAAGAAGAAAGAAGAGGCATTAGAAAAAGAAAAAGACAAGGCAAGGAAAAAGGCAATCTCGGATTTCTGCGAAGATCTGAAAAAGAAAGGCATTCTTGTGCCGGCAATGGAGAAGTTCGGTATGGGGCTTCGGAATTTTCTTGAGCAGATATCCAGCATTGAGACCCCGGTGGAATTTTCAGAAGGCGATGAGAAGAAGACACAGACTCCACTTGAGTTCATGCAGGCGTTTCTATCCAGTCTGCCAAAGGCGATTGAGTTCGGCGAGGTTGCCGGAGATGACAGGGATATAGGCACAGGGAATGCTGCAGAAAAGATGGCAAGGCTGGTGAATCAAAAGCTTTCTGACAACAACAAACTGTCATATGCTCAGGCTTTTGCGGAAGTGCAGAGCGAAAATCCCGAGCTTGCAGAGCAATATGTCCTTGAGTTGCAAGGAAAATAAAGAAAGGAGGATGTGAAAAAATGGCAACAGAACAGAAAATCCTGGACATTTCATTTGAGGCGGCAGAAGACCTCTCAAATGATCAATACAGATTTGTCACGCTTGATACCACATCCGAAAAGGTCAGGCGGCCTGATAGCGACGGAGAATACAGTATCGGAATTCTCCAGAATGCCCCGACTGCCGGAGAGGCTGCTGTAGTAAGGATAATAGGTATCAGCAAACTGCAGGTGAATGCTGCCCTTGCAGTAGGTACATATGTCAAGCCTGAATATGTGGATGCTGCTGATGCAGGCAAGGGTGCAGATGCAGGCGGAAATTATGCCCGAGGCAAACTGCTGGAAGCCTCAAGTGCAGAGGACGATCTGGTTTCATGCCTTCTGGTAGATGGGAAGTCAGCATACAAGGCCGTAACAGTAACCGTGTCTGCTGGTGCAACAAGCGGCTCAAGTGCAGCAGATTCTGCATTGACAGGCGGTGAAGTACTGGGTGTCTATCCGGCAGGGAATCAGGACCAATTCATAGACAATGTGGCATTGAATGCTGATGGATCAATAACCGTCACCCTGGCAGCGGCAGCAACTGCCGATAATACATTCAAGGTGGTAGTAGCAAAACCATAGAAAACATAAGAAAGGAGGATTAAGCAATGCCGCAACCTAATGTAAAAGAATTGATCGTTGCCGGCCCCCTGGCAAACGTAAGTATAGCCTATCGCAATATGAGTTACATTGCTGATAGGGTATTCCCCATAATCGATCGGGTATCTCCGAGTGCAAAAATAGCCAGATACCTCAAAAGCGCATGGTTCCGTGATGAAGCCGGGATCCGGGGGCCGGGAAGCAGGGCTAACCGTGGAGGCTATCCTGTGGATTATGTATCAATTTCCACAAAGGAATATGCCTTCGCAAAGGAGGTAACGGATGAAGACAGGAGATTTCTGAAGGCTCAGGGAGCACCGCCATTGAAGCCGGACCAGGATGCAATTGAATTTGCAACCGACAAGATAGACCTCAAGAAAGAGCGCAGAGTGGCGGAACTGATCTTTACTTCGACCTGGTCAGGAGTTGCCGGAGAGGATGCCGGAGGCGGATGGGCTGCAGGATCAGGAAATACATTCCTGGCTGATGTACGTGGCAGAATGGAAACCATCAGAAGCAATACCGGTTTCAAGCCCAACGTGCTCATTCTTGACTACGGCACCTACAATTCGCTCAAGGAAGAGTCTACAGTACTGGATAAAATCAAATACACCGAGCGCGGAGTACTTACAAAAGAACTGCTTGCTGCGATACTGGAACTCGATGAAGTGTTGATCGGCGAAGCTATCTATTCCACAGCCAAGGAGACAAAGTCCGGTACTGAATTTTCAGCCAAGAACATATGGGAAAAGAATGCAGGCAAGGGATCTGCTTTCCTGTTTTACAGGCCTTCTTCTCCCGGGCTGAAGACTCCGAGTGCAGGATACCAGGCAAGAGTGGAATATGAAAACGGTCTGCCCAGAAGGACAACCACATGGAGAGAACCTGCAGAACACCAAGATGTATATGAAGTCGCTGAGGAAACGGATATCCTGGTTACTGGAAGTGATCTGGGATTCCTGTGGTATGACACGCTGTTAACCTAAGAGCAAGTGATTGCAGGCCGTAAACTCTTACGGCCTGCAATCATAATAAAAAAATGGCATATAGCACATTGACAGATATAAAAAAGATGATTCCCGAGGAATCTATCATCGAACTGACTGATGACGAGGATCTCGGTGGGGTGAATCAGGCAAGGGTTGATGAGGCTATTGCCCAGGCTGATGCCGAAATAGATTCTTACTGTGGTGGCAGGTATTCGGTGCCTTTTACGACGGTGCCTGATATCGTCAAGAAAATATCAGTAGACATTGCAATCTATAATCTCTATTCCCGCAAAGTCGAAGAAATCCCGGATACACGAGAACAACGATACAAAAATGCAATCAGACAATTGGAAGGAATAGCAAAGGGAATTATTTCAATCGGTGAGGATCCGGAGCCGGCAGCGCCAGGTGAAGGTGGAGTTGAGACGAACAAGACGAACGATGACAGAACTTTCACTAAAGATAGCTTAAGCGGATATTAACAGATGACTATTGAAGAACTTGAAGATGCATTGATATCGAAAATCAATGCGTCCATGACTTATCTCAAGAAAGTTTCTACATATCAGGGAGAGCTTGACGAGGAGAAAATCGAACAGTTCATCAAGAACTTCCCATCAGTGCTGATATATATGGAAAAGTCGGATTATATTGACAGGGCAATGCTTAAAAAATGGCAAGACATAAAATTTACGATTTTTGTCTGTGATAAGAATCTCAGGGGGAATAAATATGCGAGGCGCGGCGATGCTTCGAAGCCGGGTACATATAAAATGCTGGATGATTTGTTCAGTGCTCTGCATGGAGAAACGCTCGGATTGGAGATAGACCCGATTGATATACAGACTGAGGAAGCCGTGCTCAATACATCCAAAATATCAGTTTACGCCGCAGTATACAGGACAAGACAGGCAAAGAATTAAAAGGAGGAAGCTTATGGAAAAGAAAACCGGCAATTTCAGGGTGACTGTCGAGGACGCCTC